AACTAAATTATTCTGTATTTACTGCATGAGCAGTGATAAATTAAGGGATAGAAAATGAACGCAATAACAAACATCAACGCATTAACTGTAGATACATTAGGTGGTTTATTGGCACAAATCGCTGAACTTACTAAACAGGCTGACGTGATTAAAGATTCTTTAAAAGACCAAGCTACTGCCCCAAACGGTTCTAAGGTGTTTGAGGGTGCATTATTCAAATCTACGGTTGTAGAGTCTAATCGTGCCGTTGTCGATTACAAGGCTCTCTTAGCTTCCTTAAATGTTGAAGCTGACACAATAGCAAAATTCACTAAAACTACAGCCGTTTTTGCTGTTAAAACTACGAGTAAATAATATGAGAACATTTATGGAAGCACTTATCGGGGCAGCAATTGCCTTTGGTATTCCGCTAGTTGTTTGGGTATTGGTGTCAGGATGGTAAAGATCATTGCCCTGTTAACAGCCACATTTATTTGTGGTTTTGTTATCTTTCTTGCAGAACTTAATCACAAACCAGTTAAATACGATTGTCGCATGGCAACGTATCCAACCGCAGTAGATGTACCCATCGATGTTATTGAACAATGTAGAAAAAAGGAGAAATAATGGAAACTCAACATCAAATCATTGTAAAACTAGCTCGTAGACGTTGGATTAGCCCACTAGACGCATTTAAAGAGGGTGGTGGTATGAAACTATCAACTCGTGTCGGAGAGCTTCGTAAGGCTGGCTATTTGATTTTAGACAAGTGGCACATATCTAAGAAATTTAAATTATATCGTGTTATTGGAGAACCAAAATGACTCCTTCAAAAATATTAGATCCAAGACGTTTTCAATGGATAAAACCTGAATCAACCGATATTTTGAAAAGGTTTGAATCTTTAGGTTGGATACCGCCTAGTAAAAATCCCCATTTTATTCAAAAATGGAAACAATATAAATTAACCTAACATTTGATTGGCTACGGCTTGAACATCGGCAACACGTTTGAGCCAGCCAGTACCATACACGTTGAAGTTACCTAAACTTTTATAAAAGGTTGTCTTAGCATCGCTAAACTTTTGTATTAATTCTTTAGCGTCAGCTTCATTAATTGCTTTTAAAGTATTAGGCCCAATAGCACCGTCAGCAACTACACCAAGCGCACGTTGAATCATCTTTCTTGATGCTGCTGGCCCTGCATTGATAGCAAAATCAAACGCTGCATAATCTAAACCACTAGGTAGTAAGTCACCTGAAACAGCATCCCAATAATTTTTCTTGTACAAGGGTTTAACGTCATCTTTTGTCAGCTTTTTCATGTCATCCTGAGTGACCTTATGACCGATATACGCTTCCCAGTTAGCCTGAGTACAACCGAGCATAGTGCAACCTTGCCTACCATCAGATAAATGGTTTCCTAAGTCACGTTGATCGTTAGTAAAGCCACCTTCGTGAGCTAGTACCATGTCGCAAGATTTATCCCAATTTTCAATCATTTTGACGCTACTCCTTGTACTTTTTCAAATGTTCGTAAACCACCCATGCCAAGCATACCCATCATTAATTGCCAAAGATTGTCATCAAGACCTACCATTGGTGGTAAATTGTATCCAGCGACAGATGCACCCCAAGTCAATAAAGGTTTAAACAAGTATTGATAAGCTAATGCTAATGCACATACCCAACCAATTGCTGGCCTCCATCCTGATACGAATACGGAAGAACTGGCGGCTTCAGTTTTATTAATGTCGGTCTGAGCAGTCATAATGGCAAGTTCGCCATTTTGTTGAAGTTCTAAAAGTTTAAGTTTGGCTTCAGATGCCTGTGCAGGATCAGGAAATATTTTATTGATTAAAGTATTGCCAAGGTCTAAAGCTGCTGATATAGGATCAAGTGACATTATTTATTCTTTCTAAAGTGCAATAAAGCTAAGTCAAATACAATAATAGACGCACCAATATCTTTAGTTATCCACAATGGAAAAAACGTATCTACTGGGTAAGAACCGTAATCAAGAAAATACAAAGTACGCATGATTTGTACGATTAAGCCAGATGTTAATACAAATATACCAATCTTTGAAAACATCCGCATATCTAAAAAAAACCCACTAAATGCTAAAAATGCGACTGTAAGTATTGCAATTAGCTCGATAATTAAAACTGTTATTAGCCAATATGTTACTGTCATTTTTTAACTCTTGGTTTGCGTTTAAGTTCATCAGCAATTTCTTTGATGTCCATGTGCTCACGTTTGCTCATGTAATTAGATACCCAATTAATGACGGCAACGCTACATAAACCGAGTATCCATGACAAGCCAATCAGCATATCTAAGTTTTCAGCGTTTATGCCTAACTTTTCAGCAACTGCACCTGTAAAACAAAATCCTGCCATTGAACTAATGCCACCAGCAATAAATATAGATGCTATTTTGCCTTTTTCTTGTAATTTTTCTGGTGTCCAAAACATCGCTAAACTTAATCCACCAAATAAACCACCGATGGCTGGGGCTAATTTTTCAATTAAAAAATTATCTAACATTATTTAATAAATGTTTTAACAATATCTGCAATCATATCTTTACCAAAAAATACGGAAACAATCACAGCGTACAAAAGATATTCAATCCGTTGCATACGCTTAGAACCATTAGCAAACGATTCTAAAATAGCGTTGTAGCGTTGTTCACACACAGCTTCGTGTACGGACAATCTCTTATCATTTTCAGCTATAGTTGCTTCCATATCCATTTTATGTTGATGTAATAGTCTGCCAAGCAGAACCTGTGTATACACAAAGTTTGCCAAGTGTTGAGTCATAAACAACATAACCAGCAACTACAGTTAATGCGTTTTTTTGTGTAGTAGTTACAACTGGCGGTTGTAATCCGTTTGTACCATCAACTAAAACTGTCATGCTAACTCCTGTTCTGTAGGTCTAGCTAATGTAGGATGTTCCCATTTAGCAATGTAATCGCCTTTGCCGTCACTAGCGTTTTCAAGGGTAATAACGCCACTAGCAAAATCAAAACTTGTAAGTTCAGGGTAAATTAATATGATTTTGTCGTATAAAGTCATTATGCCACCCTAATTAATGAACCTGAAAACTGGTTTTGTGTAGAAGTTGTTAATAAAGTTGCTGAAATTCCTGAGCTTTGATATGCCCATAATTCAAGGTAATCAGTAGAACCATTTAAGTAAACAACGGCAGATACGATTGACCCAGTAGAAGTGGTACTAGCTGGACCATATTGGAAAGCAGAACCATTTTTATATATGGCATTTTGAGAAATGCCTGTAGCAACAATAGAAAAAACACTAATGCCGTTAATTTGATAATAACCTGCAATTAAAGGTTGAAAACGATAGTTAGTTGTAGAATCAAACGCATTTGCAGTATCAAAAGTTTCATTATTAAATTGAACTTTAGTAAAAGTAGCATTAGAAACAGTTTGCCCACCTGACGGATAAACACTAAACGCAGGCCCAGCTTTACTTGCAATTGTTTGTACTACTCCACTTGAATCTTTGTAAAACAACTTTCCATCCGCAGTATTAAGTGCTAGTTCACCTGCAACTAAGTTACCAGCCGTAGGAACATTGGTTGCCGTTGCACTATAGTACAAGCTGATAGGTGTAAAATTTGTCGCTGCCATTAGTATGTTCCTCCAAAGATTCCTGTTGTTGCTGTTATTGTGCCTGCGTTAGCAATGTTATTACCACCCATTTGTAGAGTACCTGTAATTGGTGTCTGTCCATCGGCAGATACAGACTGGGTAAGTCCATTAGCAATGTCTGAAAGCGTTGTATTTGCCCATGTAGAGCTTATCGTACTGCCTGTGACTACAGGATTACCAGCTACAAGATTGAATGTACCACTACCATTTCGGGACATTATTGTCCTCCTTGAGTTGTTTGTTGTAAAGTTAACATTTTAGCTAGGTTTTGATTAGGTTCATTAGTAGCAGGTTGAATTAATCTATTTTGAATCATTGGCGATAATGCTAATGATCTTGCTGTTGGTCTTAAAGCAAGAGTTGCTAATGCTGCTGGGTTTGTTATTGATGATAATATTCCAGCAGCTCCTACATCTAAAGGATTAATTTGTGGTCTACTTCCCATCATTTCTGTAGTTTGTGCAGCTTTTGGAAATTGACCTGCAAATTCAGCAACAGTTTTTAATTCACCAGTTAAAGGTTTGCCTTTTTTCAATTCTGTAGCTAATTTTCTAGCATCAATAGTTCCTGAAGTTGGATTTAATGCTTTTTCTACAGTATAAGTTTTAGCTATTAATTGACGAGCATCTCTAAATTGTTGTAATAATTCAGGTTTTTCAATGTCAATTAAATGTTTTTCAATAGCATCTTCTATAACATTAGCCGCTTTTTTATTAACATTTCCTAAAGACGAATCGCCTTGAGAATACGCTTTATTAGCATCAGCTCTTAATGTTTTAATTTTTGCTAATGCAGAATTAACTTCAAAAGATTTACTTTTTAAAGATTCTATAAGATCAACTTCAGGACGTAATTTATCTTGAGGAAAATCTTTTTCTATTGCCCTAAAATCTTTTACAACATTATCTAAAGCCTCGTGATAAGTTTTATCGGGTGTTACACGACCTGATAATTTTAATTTTTCATAAGCACTTCCAGCCCCAGTTCTTATGTTTTCTAATATATTTGGTGTAATTACTTCTTTTTCAGGCAATCCTAATGCTTTAGAAACTAAATCATGTGTAATTTGTTGATTTTTAGCACTTGCATTTTGTTGAGTAGTTACTTTACCTGATGTGCCTTCTAAAATACGATTTATTAAAGATTCTCGTGCTTGAGTAGGAGGAATAACATAACCAACATCACGAGCTTTTTCAACGGCATTTGCCATTTGTGGAGTTTGTTCAGGGCCACGCAATAAACTAGCAATTTTAGAACCTGCGGCAGTTAAACCACCACTTACTCCAGCATTTAATAAAGCAGATTTACCACGCTCAATTAAAGAATCAGGAGTTGTTAAAAATCCTAATGCACCACCTACACCAGCATTTTTAGTAATTAAAGCTGGTAAAGTTTTAGATGCTGATATTAATTCAGCACCTTTATTTAAAGCATTAACTGGTGAAAAATATGAACCTATTTGACCTATTGTTCCCATCACAGGATTAGCTTCGCTAGCTACATTAGTTATTGCTTGACCAAATTGTGTAATAGGTTTACCGTATTTAGGGCTAACTAATTCAGTTAATGCACCTACGTTTTTAACAGTTTCACCACCTAAACCTGCTAATGCACTACCCATAATACGTTTACTTTCAGGCACATTTTGCATTGCCTCACGCATATTTGCTTCATAAGGATTTGTTGGTGTTTGAGGTGTTATATTGGTATTAGATGAAGTCCAATTAGATTTAAAATGTGCTAATGCTTGAGCTTCAGTACCCGATCCTTCAACTTCATAAGTCTTGCCGTCAGGAGCTGTAATTTCATAAATAGGCATTATTTTTTCTCACGAATGGTAAAACCATCAGATGGTGATATTAATTGAGCGTTAGGATTAATTCTAGTTCCTTTTTCTAAATCATTTAAATATTGATTAAATCCATTTAATTTTGCAATAATTTGTTTATCTGTATCTTTTGTACTTGGCATAAATGAATTAATACGTTGCATTTCTGATGCACTTTGAGCAGTACCAGCACGTTCTTTAATAACAGCAGATACGTTATTAAATACATAAGCTCTAGCTTGAGTAGCTTCAGGAGATTCATATCTTCCTGCAATTGTTTCACCTGCTGGTAAATTTTGCGCTAAACCACGACCAAAACTAAATGCTTTTGGATTTTGTTTTACAGCATCAATAGCACCTTGAATAGTTGCTCTTTGTTGATTTACTCCAACAATATCTTTAGTTTGTTCAGCACCTAATTTTGGTGCAATAGGTTGTCCATTTGCCATGACTGGAGTAGCCTGACCTGTATATGTATTAATCAACATTGGGCCATTAGCTGTTTCAATTACTTGTGGTGCATGAGGGGCAAATACATGATGTTTAGCAGTGCTATAAATAACTTTTCCTGTAAGTGGCTCTACAAATCGTATTTCTGTTCCTGTGTCAATTTGAACAGGTTTATCTTGACCTTTATAAACTTCTTTACCATCAACAATTAAACTATTGCCAACAACGTGAGCTTTTCCACCTCCAGTAGCAATTTGTTCAAAATTTCCGTTAGCATTTTTACGGAAACGTTTTTGACCTTCACTTAAGTTAAATTCTTCAGGTGGTTTAAGCATTTCTGTAATTAATGTATTAGCAATACTAGGAGCAATTGAACTTGTAGATTTTAATGCTTTCATTAAAGCTAAATCTTTATTTCCTGTTACTCCTGCAACAGGTGCTTTATATTCTCCAACAGGTTCTTCAATTGATCCAATGGCTTGTGTAGTACCTTGTAAAGGAAGATTTCCAACTTGTGCTGGTGTTCCTCTTAATGTTCCAACAATATCTTGAGCTTCTGTTGCGTTTCTACCACGAATAGCTTCTGCTAATGCAGCAGCTCTTGTATCACCCTGTTTAGCAAGATAAGCACCTGTCAACATATTAGCAACAGGTTGTAAATTTTGAAAGAAACTAGGCGCAACAAATCGACCACTTACCATTTGACCTTGTGGTTGTTGATTTTGACTCATTAACATTTCAGCCATTTTTTGCTGACGGTTAATCTGTTGTTGTTGTGCGTATTCTTCGGGTGATAAATTGCCGTATGGATCTGCCATAATTATTCCTTAATTAGCACCGTATAAATCTGTTTGTGCATAGGGATTGCTTAATGAATTAGCGTCATAAGGTGATACTGGATTAGAAAAATCATTTTTAGGTTTACGCAACATTTGAGCTAAAGCTAACGCATTACCACCACCTTGAGGTGTAGTCTGTCCAGCTTGTTGTACTTGTTGATTCTGTTGTGCAAGTGCAGCGTTTTGATTAGCTTGTTGTGAGCCAATATTTTGATAGGTAGGAATTAACATTGCTTTATCTTCAGGAGATAATTGCTGAAAATAAGGATTTACATTTGTAAAATAAGGATTATCCATTTAACGCTCCATAGTTAACCATTTTGTATCCATCAGGTCGAGTTATAACCGCTTCTGGCATTACTTCTTCAACTTCATGCGCCATTACACCAATATGTTTACCATGTCCTGCAAATGGATCATTTCTAAATTCAGGTTTATATTCATAAGTGTAAACATTTAAACCATTAGCCATTTTGCCAACTTTTTCAATGTTTTCTTTCATGCGAATATCAGAAGCTGGAGCCATTAACGCAGCAGCACCTAAAGTGCCACCTAATCCCATCAATCCACTATTAAAGTTAGATTGTGCAGCGTTAGCAGCGTTAAACCCACCCATTTGAGCGTTATAGCCCATTTGTGATGCACCTAATATATCAGCACCCGAAGTCGTAGCTTGTTGTGGTGCATTAATAAACGTAGGATTCTGAACTTGTGATCCACTACGCAATGCACTTAATGTATTTAAGGGCATATTGTAATTAGTCATTGACTGGTTATATTGCTGTTGTTGTGCAGTATTACCAAGATTAGCATTAGCTATTTGATTAGCAAACATTTGTTGATTTGCAGCGTTACTAAATTGACCGCCTTGTATACCTTGATTAAACAAATTACTACCGATTTGTTGTCCAGCTAACTGTGAATTAGTTAATAAATCATTTTGACCCTGATTAAATGTTCTCATAGCATTTTCATACGCTTTAGAACCTACGGGAATACCTTGATTTACTAATGCTGAATTTTGTTGTTCACGAGCTTGATCCATTTGTGGCTGTAATCTAGCTTGCAATATGGAATTAGCCTTGTCCCAACCTTCCATACCACTTGCGTAATTAGGATTTGTTTGAAGATTAGCTTGTCCAACATTTGTTGTAATAGGATTAGTATTTGGATTAAATCCTTGACTCATCATGTCTTGAGTACGACCCAGAGCTGAGTTAATTGTAGAACCTAATCCTAAACTAGCTTGATTTTGATTATTGAGTAATTGTTGACCTACACCTGATAATGATGTGTTTGCAGTCCATGTTGGATTACCATAAGGGTCTTGACCAGTAATAGAATAATCTAAATTACCGTATGGTGTGACTTGATTAACACGATTTGCAGCAGTCGCAGCTCTCGCAGCGTCTAAATTTCCTGTTGCCGTAGCTTGTGCTGCTTGCGTGTAATCAGGCGCAGCAGGTGCTTGAGGAGCTGGCCCTAATCCTAAAAATCCACCACCACCCATATCATTCTCCTTTTAACTTTCTAAGAGGACATTGAATGTCTAAGTACCGACAATCTTCTTTCCTCATCGCCATAATCACCAAATCCCCATCCATATGAGCATCTGGTATTTCAGCCACAATTTTAAAGCCTAAGTGTCGGTTTAACCTTAGTGCATCTGTGTTATTAGCACAGATTTGTCCTAGTATAACCCTAACACCTAATTTATTAAAGGGGTAATCAAAAGTTGCCCACAATAAATCTTTATTAATCCAATTCGGTACTATGGCGGCTGTGTGCATTTGACAAGACTTATCCAAAATATTGTCAAAAGCCACTACTGCCTTTACTTCACCATCTATTTCTTGCCCAATAAAGGTGGCATAAGGACTGAACTGCATCCCCAATACCCCTGTAATCCATCCTCTAAGGTGGTCTTGGTTATCAGTAACCACACGCCTCAAAGGACACCACCTCGCTCCATTACATAGTCAGAAGATACCCAATGCACATCAATTCCTTGGGTAGCCACTTTCATTACAATACCGCCAGAATAACCAATGCCTGTAACACCTTGCCATAGCTTTGTAAGGGCTAAATCACCGCCCCAAACTTGGTTATCCCATGTGGCATTGTCCCAAGTGCCTAAAGTCGTGCTAACAGCGTTATAACTGACTGCTCCTAGGCTATTTTGGGCATCAAAATCAGTATTAACCCCTACATTAATGCCTGGCAAACCATTATCAGTTTGGAAAATAGGGCGAACCATAGTAAAGCGTTTTAGTTGCCCTGGGCTGTCAAAGTAGCTATATGCCTGTTGAACTTGGGCGTTAATATTGTTTCCAGCGTCAGAATAGCCATTCCAAAATTGGGCTACATAACCATTGCCACCAAAGTAAATATTGTCAAAGTTCATTTCCCAGCAAGTGGCATTAATATCTGAAAAACTACACCAAGCCTTAGAAATGGTGTGCATAACATATTGCTGAATTCCCTCGGTAGAAGGCACATTAATAATCAACATATTTTCTCTAGCAAAGTAAATAACTTGCCAGCCAAAATTGGTTGAATAAAGGCTTATTTCTCGTGAGATTTCATAGTAAATCTTGTCTGTAATGTTTACACGAGGGTCTAGGCGGCTTGACTGCAA